GCGATGGCTAATGATATTGACCCAACCCCGGTGTGCTTCCAGCTCAAGACTACTAATGTAGTCACACTTGCTGGTCATTGTGGCTCGCCATATTTCCTTTATGAAAGGATGGATAACATCGGAGCCATAGGCGGTATTCACTTGGGGCAGTTGGTTGATGATCATTCCACTAAGGTGGTGATTCCAATCTATTATACCGACATTGTTGACTTGTTCAGCGACATCGAAGCGCCCCCGGAATTTGAGGCTGGCCCAATTATGGGTGATACGGAAACTCAAAGTGGGATGCTCAGTCATAATTTTGCCACGTGCAAGTATGAGCTACAGCAAGGTGATACCAAATTCGATATTACACTTCACAATAGCCCGAAGTTGTCGATTGACACTTATTGGGCTCAGAACACCATCGAATACATGAAGGAAAAGATGGGAGTTGAGGTTAATGTCAATTCATATTCAGTCCTTGGTTACGACATCGGTGGCGGGAATTTGTCATCAGACTTTCAGAAGTCACCGATGTATGAATCCATATACAACATGGACTCCACCGGTTTTCCTGACAGTTTGCGTTCTGAAAAGCACGTTAACAATTTGACCAGGAGCAAGCGGAACCATGATGCGGCTGCGGGCATTGCTGCCATAATGACCCACGCGGACCACAACCCGGTGCTGGCGGATGAATTTTCGAATGCAGCTCAGGCATATTTTGAATCAATTGTCACTCTCGATGAGAAGGGTGGCAACTGTATTTTCAAACAAGTCCATCCAGTGGATGTCGATATTGCCATCAATGGGTCGCATTTTTCTAGCGACGGGATTACAACCACCAACCACAAAGGTATGGAAGCCATGGCTATGAAAACTAGTCCGGGCCATCCATGGGTCATGATGTTCCCCGATGATGTCCAAGAGGGCATTCAGAGGGTGGGCAAATACCCTTGGTTCAAGTGTGCCTACCAGCCTGATGGGCGTCGTCATTATACTATGGGGCCTCAGCTCTCAGCTTCTTATCAAGAGCTTCTTTCCCTCTTCAAGAAAGACCACAAGACGAAAGTCAAATTTGTGACAGCCTGCAAGGACGAGGTGAAGAAAGACAGCAAGCCGACTAGGCTTATTATGGTTGGGCCCCAGTGCCTGACTATTGTCTGCAGGGAGTTCTTGATGACTATATGCCGTGTCATGCAGCTAAACCCTTTCGTGTTTGGAGCTGTGGTTGGCCTGGATGCTACATGTGTTCAGTGGGACCAAGTTCACAATTTCATTTGTGGCACCAAGGCCAGGAAGAGGTACACTTTTGATGGCGACTACAGGGACTTCGATAAGAGCCTTTTTCAAGAGGTCACTGATTCAGTCAAGTGGGTCATTTTGTCCATTTGCGAGTGCAGTGGTAACTTCAATGATGAGCAAATGTTTGTCGTTGAATCGATACTGTGCTGCCTACTTTCTCCAGTAGTCGATGTTTTTGGCGTCGTCTACTGGTTTCGGTCTTTTAACACGAGCGGTAATTCACTCACCACTCAAATTAATTGCATTGCGAATATGCTTTTCATTTGGGTTGCGTGGACTCGGCGGATGAAGAAAGATATGGGGAGCGCATATGATGAGCGCCTCAGTCGGGAGATGTTCAATAGACTCGTTCATGTGGTCACTTATGGAGATGATCATTTGGTTGGCGTGACTTATCCGGACATGCTTAACTGTCGTATCATGGAACAGGAGCTTTCTCAGCTTATCACTTACACCGATGCTCACAAGAATACTGGTGCTGACATCGCCGAATTTAGCTCTCATGAGGAGTTGATTTTCCTTGGCAGGTCCATGGTGATTGATGAGACGGGTTCTTGCAAACCGCCGCTTGAGTTTAAACGCTTAGCCAAAACTTGCCTTTTCTTTAGGAAGCGCGCTGGAATGCAATATGAGCACATGATCCCAGATTTATTTCGGGGAATTTTGCTCGAAGTTCATTTCCATGGTGAGGATGTTTACAATCTTTTCTACGAGCGGATACTCGAGATCATGAGCGAGTATTATTCCATGAACAGGCATGACCTTGAGATTACTTTCTTTATGGACACGTCTGGCGAATTGCTTACTTACGATTACTTTCGCAAGTGGTGGCTTGACAAGAAGGATAACGGATATCTTTGCGATCCTAAATACGAGATGATTGTGCACCCTGATCCTAAGAAGGATCAGGAGTTGCACGATCGGTACCTTGCGCTTAAAGCGCTTGGTGCCAAAGAAAACAACGTGGCTTAAATGCCACACCAAAAGGTTTTTCCAGTTTTCCTTAATAAACCGGGTTTTTGTATATATTATATGTATATATTTTGGTTTTTGCAGTGTTTTTCCTACTGATGTTGAGGTGCGAAAGCATTCTCATTTCCGGGAATAAAACCTGACCCGACCCTGCAACCCATGTGCAAGATGGTGTGTGATCTTGGTCGGTGCCGTTTCATGTTTATATTATATACGTGTTAAGTATGCTCATGTCGGAGCCTATGCTTAGGATTGACGGTCCTTGCTGATTGGTTAAGAACCCGCCCCCACAATATAGGCGTAATGTTGGGGGCGTATTTCGTCTGCGAACACAAACAACAACACAAATCCAACCAGTGGCTTGCTCACTGAATTTTTCGACGGTGCACACCCCAATGATGTGTGTGCCGCTCCATCCATCACTGACGATTCATTCAATGAAGGGTACACCCCTGGCTTAACCCTTGGCGAGTGGTTTTCCCGCCCTGTCAAAATCAAAACTTTTAATTGGCAGGCCAATTCTCATTTGGGTGGGTCTTTTAACCCATGGTATGACTATTTCAATCACCCAGAGATAAAGGTGAAGCTTAAAGGCTATTCTAGGCTGCAGGCTACTTTGCATCTTAAGTTGGTCGTTAATGCTTCGCCTTATCATTATGGCGTGGGAATTATGTCGTATAAACCTATGGCAGGTGCCGATTTGAATGGCGCCGGAGATTTTGATTTTTCTGCCGGCATGACTTCTGATTTGCTTGTGACGGAAGCTGCTCCATACACAGGTGGATCAGTTCCTGCATCACTTATGGTTAAAACTTCTAGACCTCATGCTAAGTTTTACGCTGAATCTTCTAAAGGGTGTGAAATGCAATTGCCTTTTTGTTATTATCAAAATTGGATCAATTTGGACACTGACCTTGATGAAATTAAGCAGATGGGCAATATTAATATATGGACCCCAATAACCCTCAAAGACTCTAGTGGTAACGGAGGCTATGTGACGGTGACCATATATGCTTGGTGCGACGACCATAAGGTTGGTGGACCGTCCTATGTCATGCAGTCTGGTGAAGACGAGTATAGAGACAGGCCAGTTTCCACAGCAATGTCAGCAATGTCCAAGGCTGCTGGCATGTTGTCAATTATACCGGTCATCAAACCTTATGCCATGGCCACTTCTAAGGTGATGGCAGGCGCTTCGACTCTTGCTAGGTGGTTTGGATTTTCAAACCCACCAGTTATTAAAGATGTCGTGTCTTATGCACCTAATTTTATGTCCAATTTTGCGTCACCAGAAATTAGCGTGCAACAGGACAAATTGGCACTTGATCCGAAGAATGAGACCACAGTTGATTCACGCACTGTTGGGTTAGATGGTGTCGATCACATGACTATAGCTCACATTGTGGGTCGTTGTGTGGATTATGATGTACTGGAATGGACTAGCACTGATGACGCTGAATCTCCATTGTTGATACAAAGCATCACTCCGATGATGATTGTTTCCATTCCATATCAGGGCGAAACTACTAATCTCAGCGCAGCTGCTATTCAGATGACTCCAGGTTGTCAGGTTGGCACCGCTTTTCAGTTTTGGTCTGGTAAAATTACTTACAAGTTTACTGTCATTGCTTCCCAATTTCATCGTGGTCGCCTTATGATTTCTTACGACCCTGATGGTTATAATGGAGGCGGCTCCGTGGCTTACACTGGACCTCGCACTATAAATAAGATTTGGGATATTTCTACTGACCCAACGTTTGAGTTTGAAGTCCCTTGGATGGCGCCCATTGCAATGTTGCGCACTGGTGGGATGCCTGGCCTTGCTTATTATGGTCAGGGTCCTATTGGTGGCTCTGGTGAGACTAACGTGTGGGTAACCAATCCTGCTGGCACATCTCCCCTTTACAGGGATGCTCTCCACAACGGGAGTATAGTCTTGTCCGTGCTCAATCCTCTCACATCCAATGACGTGTCATATGGGGCTTCTATAATATGTTCCGTGAATTGTGCTGAAGTTGAATACTTCTCACCCATGGATCTTGAATACCCAGTCTCTTTTTATCAACTGCAGAGTGGCGATGATTTGGCGAATTCTCCAGATGAGGAGGTTGTTCACGCAGAGGCACCACAGGTTGTGGAAATGCCTAGCAAACATGTCATATATGTAGGTGAAGTTGCTAGGTCTATCAGGCAGCTTCTTCATAGGACGTCGTTTTATTCTAGATTCAGTACAGTTGCTCCTTTACAGGTGCCTAAGTCAGAATTTAGTAACATTCCGACTATTACGAGTAGTGATTCTACTAATTACTATGGCCGAGTGACTGGTATTGCTGGTTCCATTTATCTTCCGAATTTGCCATATGTTACTGGCAATCTTCCTGCGCCTATTGGCTACAATTACCCAAACACTGGTCTGTTGATTAAGGACGATGCGACAAGCAATGCTGACATTGTGACTAATCAGAACACGAAGAAGATGACTCCCACATCATATTTTTCATGTTCATATGTTGGTTGGCGTGGTGGGACTGTTTATACTGCCAAAGCTGATGGTGTGCAGTGGTTGAAGCCAGCTGCTAGTGCATCTTATGGCGTCTTCAAGAGTTTTTCCATTTCTCGAGTTGCCAGTAGCATAACTGATTATGTCAATTACGCTTCAATATGGAATCCAGTGATTTGGCGTACTCGTGGTATTTTTGACACAACGTTGCCAGCATCGAATGATTTTTCGGGTTATCAGGCTTTGAATTTGGCTAATTCGCTTTTATGGCGGACTGCTAAGGGTTTATCCGGTATGGCCGTCACAAATCCCGATAAAGTTGATGTCGTTAATGCAGTAGTCCCGTATTATAGTAACAATAGGATGTTACCCACCAATCCCATTGCGAATTACTTGACCGCAAACAAACCTGAGGATTTACCTTGGAACAAAACGTCTTTTCCTCCCTATCCACCTGCCACGAATGAACTCATTCAATGCCCGAGGATTGATTATGACATCACTATGGATTATACACCAATTGCAACCAATCTTGATTTCATTCCCAGTGTTGATGTTTATCATAAGGCTGGGGTTGATTTTACTTTGTTTTGGTATTTGAATCCTCCAACAATCCATCTATACACCTATTACGAGGGTGGCTATCCTCGCAATTGGTGTTAATTTCTACATACTTTGAACATTGTGCTTTGCATTTGTTCTATATTTTATATATTTTTCCTGTTTTATTATTTTATTTATATTTATAT